TAAACTAAAGTATCCATGTCATTATACTATATCTTTTTCCTTTAGTAACCTCTTTTACTTCATGAGGAAACATAAAGTTAGAAGGAAAAACTATAGCAGAGCCTTGTACTTTTTCGATATACTTTTCACCACATAACACAAAATCACCACCCTCATAATCATCATTTAAAAATATCAATGATGTAAGATGTGGGTAACCTTGTTTCTGCCCATGACTATGATGTATGCTATCAATATGGCTTTTCATAAAACCACCTTGACCATATCGGTTCAATCTATAGTCTGTATATTCAGTTGATTTAATAGTATCGTGAAAGTGTGTATAATCATCTACACAATACTTAAATGTCTTTTCTATATCTTTACAGTAAGGTAAAGGTTTGCCAATCCAATATTCTTCCATTGATACCTGAGATGTTCCAGTATTTTTATTTGCTGTTGAAAATGTAGATTGTTTCCACGAAGGAACTATGTCGTAGTGTTTTATAATTTTATTACAAGTTTCACTATCCATTGCATCTGGATAATAAAATATGTAATCAGAAAGTTGCTGATTGGAATTCATGGTGTTCTCCTAGTTGTCCTTTTATTTGAATATTCCACGCTATACTTATGCGCTTATTTTTAGACTTATTTTGTTGAACCCAATGTGGTAACCAAGATGGAAAAATTATAGCTCTATTTTGTTTAGAGGCATAAGTTAATAAACTTGCATTATCTAATGTCACTTCTTTTTTTCTAGGTACAAGTACATCTGCTGCTGGTCTAGGATCATGAAATGTTATCCCAGCACCTTTATCAGAATGTAAATAATAAGTACCACTTAAAAAATTGTTGGAGTGTGTATGTGCTTGATGATTCTCACCCTCTCTTAACACATTTGCCCACATATCGGTTATTATAATATCGTCTACCTTGTAGTCTAATTGTTTTAGTATTGAATGACTTGTAGCCATAACTAAGTCAACAAAAGATTTAAACTCTTTTTGCTTATGTAAGTTTGCTGATTTAGTTTGCCAGTTATTATCGTAATCTCTTTTTGTCCATAACTCTGAAATATACTTCTTCATAGAGTCTGTATTATTTTTATAGAAATCATCCAAAACAAATAAGTTAGTGTAAAATATTTTTTGATGATCCATTAGATTGCACCACTAGTGAATTTCTTCCATTCAATAGCGTTCTTAATTAAAAATGTTCGATTGTTTATACTTCGCAATACTTGTTCAAGATACTTAACTACTTGATTAAGATATGCTGTCTTTTGATCCGCTCGTTGTAAATCTTCATCTGAGTCCATATAGATGTGAACATCAGATTTAAGTATCTTCAGGTCAAATGGTTTTTCTTTATATACACTAGGGTCTGATTTGCCTGTGTAATATTCCCACTTCTGCCTAACAAGAGCTTTGTGTTCGTATTCTGCTTTCTTTAATAATAAAGAAAACTTATTAAAATGTTGTAGATATTTATTGTGCAATAAAGGTATACGAATTGATTCCGTATCTAGTTCTGTATCATCTAGTTTAAAATCTTTATCGACCGCTTGTTGTAATTCTTCTAAATTCATAATATAACCATTATATCACCTTTTCGGTGTTTTGTCAAGGCTTAAGTAGTAGAAATCTGTACTATATCGTAATACATATATCCAAAACTTACAGCCGCTTGTAAGTAATCAACATCACTTAATTTAACATCATATGATAATCCACCAAGACTTGTTGGATAAACATTCTGAAATCGTATCTCTGTTTTAGGAATATTCTTACTGTTTAAAATTGTTAATGTAGCATCCGAATATATAGCACCTTCTGCTAAAGGTGATGGATGTGCAAGACCTGGCACAGAAGCGCCTGCCGTTGAACCTGGAAACCTATCTGAACTAGCAGCTTGCAAGGTTGCAAACTGAGTATGATTTTGTGGAAAACCTATTCCTATTATCCAATCATGTATCTCTTTATAATTGTTTAAATTTTCATCTACAAGAAAAGATATAGACAACTCCGAGTATGTAACTTTATCGCCTGGTATTGATATGTCTTTTAGTGGTGTTGCTAATGATGCCTCACCTAAACCGATACCTGGAACATTTGCTGTTTGACAAGCAAACTCTACTTCTGGTAATTTTGAACATTTAAACCTAAATTGAATAGGACTTGCATAGTCTATAATAGACGGCTGTCTAAGGTTTACATTTGTTTCTGTCATACTACTATTTATAAGGGGGGAAATACCCCCCTTTACTATTCAATTGTTATTTTGGTAAAGTACCTTCTATACCTTGAACATAAAAATTCATACCTGCAAGTAGACCATCATCTGCTACTTGTCCTTCTGGTATTACTAATTCACCCTCTTGATTATAGATTGGTCCCTCAAAAGAATGAATCTTACCATCTCTCAAATCGTTCTCTAATGCGATTGCTTCAAATTTAGTTTCAGGTGACATATTAGTATATTTTGCCATCTTCACCATATCTTTATCTAATCCCCACCATGTGTCTGTACTTTTCCAAGTACCATCTGCAACAGCTTTTGCTCTTGCAACATAATAAGAACCCCAATCATCAATGATTGCTGTCAGTTGAGCATTAGGACAAAATTTAAATTGGTCACTTGCTTGACCAAATGCTTTAACTCCTGCTTTTTCAGCCACTTGACACGGTGCATATGTATCTGTATGTTGAACGATAATATCAGCACCTTGATTAATTAAAGTACTAGCAGCATCTGCTTCTTTACCTGGATCATACCAAGTAAATGCCCAAATAATTTTTAATTGAATATCTGGATTTACTTTCTTTGCTGCTAAATAGAACGCATTAATACCTCTTATAACTTCTGGGATAGGAAACGAAGCAATATAACCAACTATATTTGTCTTTGTTTCTTTACCTGCAATATGTCCTATGATGGTACGACCTTCATAAAACCTTGCTGAGTATGTTGAAATATTATCAGTTCTTTTATATCCTGTAGCATGTTCAAACTTTACATCTGGATAGTCTTTTGCAACCTCCAGAGTTTGATCCATGTAATTAAAGGATGTTGTAAATATTAAATCATGTCCTGATTCTGCTAGACTTCTTATTGCTCTTACAGCATCTGCATTTTCTGGAACATTTTCAATATAAGTGGTTGTATATCCCAAATCATTCTCAATGTCTTGTCGACCTTGGTCATGTTGATATGTCCATCCATGGTCACCTGGTGGACCTATATAAATGAAACCTATTTTTGGGGATTTTGCTTGTAGTGGGAATGCTAAAATACTTGAAAGCACTACAGCTATCAAGTAAGTCAATGTTATCTTAAACATAGTTCTCCTTTTGTGCCTCACCTGCACAGTAAAGTCATCTATTCATAAGTTATGACATTGATATTTATAAAACCAAAAAAAGGGGTCATAAAGACCCCCTTTTTCTTCTATAAAAGTAAAATTACATAATGTTTGTAACTTTAACTCTACGATAATATAAGTTTTGTTCGCCAGCAGCTACTGCACCAGAATTATCTAGAGCGCCAGTTGCATTACTTGTTGCGAAAGGATTTTGAACCATTCCATATCTAGTTTTGAAACCAATTTTAGGTTGGAAACTATCTTGTCCTACTGCTCTTACCATTTGTAATGGTACATACGGGCAATAGAATAAGCCTGAATCATAAGGTGAAGTACCTTTATATCCAATAACATAGAATTGAGAAGCACTAACATTCGCAGAATATGGATCAACATACACTTTGAATTTACCGTTAAGTACACCAGCAAAAGTATTACCAGTATCATCAACATTTAAGTTAGATTGCAATGCAGGAGCGTAATCTAATACACCAGCCATTTGAAGAGCAGAAGCTACATCAGCAGAACATAGTATTATATTACCTTTACCTCTACGAGTTTGTTGACCAATAGCATTGGCATCTCTCTCTAATTGGTAAAGAAGTCCTTTGAATTTCTCAACTGACCAACGACCATTTGAGTCGGTGTCTAAGTCAAAAATACCAGCAGTAGTTGTATTCACTTGAGCGCCTGGTTTAGCGTGTGAGTAAATAGTTCTAACTACTTCACGGTTAATCTCAGCAAGAATTTCAGTTGATAAGATATTCGCAAGTTCTGTTTCAGCGTCTAAACCGTGGATTGCTTTTAAATCTTGAGCAAGTTCCATAGTATATTCTGCTTTAAGAGCTCTTGTTTTTGCAGTAACAGTAACTTTATCGATTCCGAAAGCCATTTCAGCAAACTCATCAGATCCGTCACCAAGTGTTTCTCCTTGAGCAACAGTCATACCAGAACCAGTAGTATAAGTACCAGCAGATGGACTATCGTTCAATGTTGCAGGGTTTGTACCCGCTTGAGCATCAGGGGATCCAGTGTCTTTAGCAAGGTCTCTTGCAGAAACATCTGTATCAGCTTCGTTAAATAATGCTTCTCCGCCAATAGCTAGATTACTTGAAACAAATTTTGCTTTCATAGCAAAGATAAGTCCAGTTGGACCAGTCATTGGTTGTACGCCACAAATATCGTAAGCGATTAGGTTAGGCATAGCTCTACGAACTAATGATATTAAGACTGGGTCAAAAGTATCAATTGGTCCTGCGCCGGCAGTTGAACTTGAAGCACCAAAATTATTCACTGGTGCAGCTTCACTCATAAAGCCTCTATCTTCTCTGATTGCTTTTTCTTGGTTTTCAAGAATAACAGTCGTTACAGCTCTCTTATAAGAATCTTCGATTTTTGGTAAATCTGGATGCTCTAGGACTGGCTGCCACTTTTCTTGTAAATTTTCAGTAAGATACATTTTATCTCTCCTATTAATTGTTAATTAGTGTCACCCTTAAGCTTTAAAAGCTGTAAGGTTTTTTGTAATAGCGGCCGTGTATGCAGCCATAGCATCGGACTTACCAGCACCGGCTGGTATGTTCGCCGCCACAGAATCAACCTCATCCGTAGATGTTGCTTCTTCTATTTTAGTTTTAGGGAAATAAGATTCTTTAACAGTTTCTAGTTTTTCTCTAAATTTTGGTGCGCTTTCATACTCAACATTTTCAGCCATTTTAACAAACTTCTCTTTTTCTGTATCTGCTAAGTCAGCAATTACATCAGCGATTAGACTTGTTTTTGTAGATTCAGAAACTTCTTTGCTCAGATTTACATTCTTTTCAATCTGTTCATTAAGTTTGCTTTCTAAATCTTTAACTTGATTTGTTAAGTCGTCAAGCACATTGTATTTTTCTTCAGGAACTTCAATGTAATGTTCCTTGAAAAGACCTTTAAGACCAGTAATGAAATCTTCAGCGATTTCGGTACGAATACCTCTCTCTACTGCTAATTCATTTTCTTTCATCCATTCTTCAACAACATAGTTAAGGTAAGAATCTACTTTTTCTACCATAGCTACTTTTACTGTTTCAGATTCAGTTGAAAGTTTTTCTTCATACTTCGCTTCAAGAATCTTTGTCTGTTCTTTTATTCTTGTTCTAACAGCAGTTTCAAATATAGTCGCAGCCTTTTCTTTAAATTCTTCAGAAAGGTCAGCATCACTTGAAACTAATGCTTTAACATCATCGCTCAAATCAATTTCCATTTCAGATTCTTCATTAGTTTCAGCAACAGTTTCTACACCGTCTTTTACTTCTAATTCTTCTTCTTTAACAGATTTGCTAGGGTTGCGGTCACCCGGTAGGGATCCGTCCTTAGCATCTTTATTTGTTTGATCCGATACTTTCTTAACCTTTTTCGCAGCAGTTTGGTTATCGCCATCAGTAGGTTTAACTACAGCTGGTCCCAAATCTTCAGCGTCATTTTTAAGGTGAGTAGGTTCAGCAGGCGCAGCATCTTTATTTGCAAGATTGCTTTGCTCTTCCATACCTTCTACTTTCTTAATTTCGGTTTCAGACATTCGGTCTCCTTGTAAAAATTAATTAATTTTTCAGTTACTATTATTTATAACAATTACCATCTCAAACCCCACGCTCGCCATAAAAGCTGCGTAGGTTTTGTTATAGTTTTCTTATAAAGTCTTTGAAGATATTAGACTTAACTTCTGCTAATTCTGAGCGTCTAGTTCTTTCTATTTCTTCTTTATATTTCTCAATTTCCATACTTTTCAGTACACCATTATCCCATACCCACTCTTTACCTTCCATAATACCTTCAACGAAAGCATCAGGTGCTGAGGGGTCTGCAACAATGTCAGCTGCCGTAGCAAGGTAGAAATCACTACCAACACGACCATTAGAAATTGAACCCATACCTCTTGATGATACACCTAGTTGAGCACCTTCGTCAATTAAATTTTTAACGATTTTG